ACATACTGGTGAAAAGCCATAAAGTTTTCATCTTGTATAAGAGTTGTTGAGTGAAACACGTGACCCATATCTTTTTTGTTTCCATATTCTTTATTTCTTTTATCTATTATTGGTTTAAAATGTTTCTTTGAAGCAACGATGTATTTATCTGAATATTTATTTAATTGTTTTACATGTTCTGGTGCTTGAGCAGACCAGATAGGTGTGGGAAATACATCAACCCTATTTAATTTTTTTGGAAATTCTTCAGCAAATTTTATCGCCATCTGCTACCTCTCATCCAACAGACTAAGCTGTGTCTTGTTCCTTTAGTAACAGGTGCTACTTTATGAAATACATAAGAAGGAAAAACTACTGCCGCGCCTCTAGTTTTCATAAAATCTAATTTTATTGTTTCTGCATTTTTAGGTAAAGGATGTGGTTTACAGACCCAAAAATCTCCACCCTCATATTCACTGGGATCAGTTAAATTTAAACACAAAGAAAGTTTTCTTGTGTCTGGTTTCGAATCTTCTATTGGTCCGTTTAATTGATCTACATGCCATTCATAATGACCATTAGAATCATACCTTGTGTATTGAATAGCTTCTGCACGATTAAGATCAAAATTATAACCAGCTTTATTACCCATATCAATAAATTTTAATAGTTCTTTATATATCCATTTTTCATTTAACCAAACAATTTTAGATTTTCTATAATCACTAAATACTTGTTTGTGTTTTGGACCTGTAGTAGACGCTTCTTTTTTTTCTAATGTGCTAGCAAATTTAATTACATCATTACAAAATTTATTACCTACTGCATTTTTCCAAAACCAAAATAAATTGTTTTCCATATTCTTTCTTTATAATCTTATACAGGAAAATATATAGTATGTCTAGAGTCTATTCAAAAGCAACACAACCAGAAACTATAAATTTCAAAACTGTGCAAGATCCTGCAGTTACAATAGTATTACAACTTGGAGATATTGCTATACTTGCTGGTTTACAAGATGAAGGAAATCTTAAATATACAACACCTGTTGCACCTACATTACTTCTTCCACCGCCACCACCTTGGTTAGCTGTAGCCGCGCAATTGTTTCCACCGTTTCCTCTACCATTAAGAGCATTACATACTCCAGAACCTATTCCGCCACATCCAAAATTTTTAGTTGGTCCTTCTATGTCAGAAGGTTTTCCAGCTCCGGCTTCTCCCGTTCCGCCTCCGCCTCCGGCCGTTGCAGCCGAACACGCTCCTCCGCCAGAACCAGATCTAAATCTAGCTGTTGGAGGTCCTGAATAGTTAGGGGCTCCACTTCCTGCATTTCCGTAACAAGAACCAGCTCCACCTGACGTTGAGCTACAGTGGTGATAACAACCACCTCCGCCACCAGATCCGCCTAATGGGTTAGGTGCAGCTCTTCCACTTTTGTGTCTTGTCTCAGCTCCGCCACCACCTTTTACAGTAATAGCTGAAGGCTCACATTTAAAAGCAATTGAAGTTCCACCGTCACCAGCTGGGTAAGGAGTTGTTCCACCTCCTGGTCCGCTGTTTCCTGTTCCACCTGCTGCTATTTGAACTGAGATTGCTCCGCAGTCAGTGTTTTTAGTGATACCAGCTGTTCCAGGTGCTCCATAAGAAAAGTGAACTCCGCCTCCGCCGCCTCCGCCGCCGTAACCAGAAACTCCACCGCCTCCGCCACCGACAACAAAAAAATCATAAGTAATACAAACAGGTCCGCCACCACCTCCAGCACCAAATCCTAAAACTTGATAACCAAAACTTTTAGCTTTTCTTCTTTGTATGTTTTTTGTGTTCTTACCAGAGGTAAGTTTATTTTTTAATTCTCTCATATCTAAATTCCTTATGCGTCGTTAGCTGCATCAGTAGTAAAGAATATTTTAACACCTAAAAGTCTTGCTACTCCGGTAAAAGTATCTCCACCTGCGTTTGCATCTCTAAATATTTGAAAGTATGTTTGTTGATCTACTGCAGGAGATCCTGCAATTGTAACTGCAGAACTTTCAGCTGAAACTTGTTGGTCTTCAACTGTTCCTATACCAGCATCTGTAATATTTACTGCTGTTCCGTATGCAACATCAATAGTATCACCATCTCCACACGAAACTCCTTGTAATCCAAATATACAGTCTCCCGTATTAGTAGTACTTGGTGTCCAATAACATTGGTAAGTAATTGTTCCTTCATTCCATGATTTAGGAAACGCTACTGAAAATTGTGCATGGTCATCTGCAGTATCTGCAAAATCCATAACTTTCATATCTGGTCTTAATGCTGTTGTTTCTACTTGTGCTGCTTCTGCTGGGTTAGTTGTAGATGGATACATAGCTGAAGCTGGAACCCACATAGTTTCTTTTCCCGCAATTTTAACTGCTGCTGTTCCTGATCTAAGAACTCCTGTTCCTTTAGGATTTATATTAATACCAACATTAGTTTCACCTGTTGCTGAAATAACTGGTCCAGTAACTCCTGTACCTGCGTTAGCTATAGTAATTTCATTAACTGCTGAACCTGTTGCAGTAAGATTAATTAATTCGTTTCCATTAGTATCTAAAATGTTTGTTCCGATTTTAGGTGATGTTAAAGTTTTGTTTGTTAAAGTCTGTGTTCCAGTAAGAGTTACTTCATTAGCATCTCCTAAAGGTACTTCAAAAACACCAGTGTTAGTTGCAACACCATCAAGATAAATAATTTTATATCCTTTGTCAGCTGTTCCAAAAGTAACTGTTGCTCCTGAACCTGATACAGCTTTTAACTGTACTGTGTATGCACCAGATGTTCCGTTTTTAATAAAATAAAAATTTTCTGTAAGTAAAGGAAAAGTAACAACTCTTGCTCCAGTAATAGATCCTGTTAATTCTATAACTCTGTGTTGAGCAGTACCAGTTAAAGCACCATCTGCTATTGTTAAAGCTGTTGGTGTACCTGAATCAGTTACGGCTTGAGAATTAACACCACCAGTTAATTGTTCAATTAAACTTAAGTTTGCGTTAGTTTTTGTTCCCCATTGTCCAGCGTTTTCGCCGGTTGCCATTAATTCTAGACCGAGATCCGTATAAGTTGATGCCATAATTTTGTTCTCCTATTAAGCTGCGTGGTTAACGTCTGTATATGATGTATTACCTGTTATGTCAACATCTTGATATCCAATTTGACCAAAACCTACAGTCTGTAAACTAGCAGTAATCTCTTGTCCTGTCAATCCTACAGTCATGTTTGTTGGAGTTATTGCTCCTACGTTTGCAGTTGAAGTTAAGCCACTTATACCTACTCTCATGGCATCTGTAGTAGTTGATCCTACTGCACCTTTTAAAACTACTCCTGTTAAATCAATTAATTCTACTGAACCTACACTAACTGATCCAACTTCTGTTGTTGCTGTTAGACCCGTTAATTCTGCAATTGTATTTGGTGCAGCTGTTACTGATCCTACTGCAGCAGCTGCTGTAAGACTTGCTAAACCTTGTTGATGATCTGCACCATTATTTATACCTGGAGTACCTAGACCTACACCAATTGTTCCTGGTGCGGAAATACTAAATATCATATCTAATCTACTAATTGTAAGATCTCCTAAATCAGCAGATGCAGTTTGACCAGTTGGTACAATTATACTTTCAGGTTTAAATGTAAATTCTCCTCCCCATTGTCCGTCACCAAATGAATTTACTCCCCAACCTTCTGGCCCAATAGAAACTGACATTGATAAACCATCTATTAAAACAGTTGTAGTATTTTGTCCCCAGTTTCCAACACCCCATTCATCTCTACCCCAACCTGATTCAGATTGTGCATAAGGTAATTCACCTAACTGTGAGGTTATACTAAAACCATCAATTGCAACTACGGGACTAAAACTATCACCGTAAGGAGCAGTACCCCATGTAGAGTTACCCCATCCTTGTTCTGAAGAAGCAATCAACGACCCTATTTCTGAAGACATTGTTATTCCAGTTACAGGAACATTAAGAGTGTCTTGATCACCCCAACTTCTTTCGCCCCATTCAAGCATTCCCCAAGAATCAGGTTCTACGGTATTTGCTGATCCACCCATTCCTGAGTGATATTGACAATAATAATAAAGTTGTGGTGCAGAAGCTGCTACAGCTATTTCAACATAGGCATTTGTTTGACCTGTTGTTCCAGAAGTTGTTACCCCTGTTGTGTATTCAGAACCACCGCTGTGTGTTCCATTGCTTGTTGTAGAAAATTTAAATGGGTGAGCACCCATCGAACTATCAGAAACATCAAACTTATAAGTGTAACCTTCAGCTAAGACTACTGTGTCTTGCTGAACACCATCAATAAAATATTTATTACCACCACCGGTGCTTACTACCGTTACTGTGAAAGTTCTGATTGCCGACATAAGGATTTACTCCCTATGCTGTTAATCTCAGAATAGCAGAAGATGCGTCGTTAGTTGGAAATTGAATTGTAAAAGTTCCTGAAGAAACAGTTTTGTCTCCACCGAAAGCTACAGCACATACAGCGTTTGTAGTACCAGAACCACCATTAGCTTGTGTGTTGTAAATTAAACAACCGTTCGCTGTGAAAGATGCTGATGTCCAAGACGTGTCAGAAAAATCTGTAAATGCAGTTGTAGAAGTTAAACCTACACCAGTGTTTACAAGAGTGTTTCCTGCTGTCGTGTATCCATTACCATTTGCTACTTCAGTATTTGATCCACCGCCCGGGTTAGTTGAATAAACTGTAGTGGTTGCATTTAAAGTTGCGCCACTTGTATATAAAGCAATTTTAAAAGTATCTCCACCTGACCCGTTAGCATCAAAGTCATGATACCCTTGTAATAATTCTTGTTTAAAACTTGAACATACTGCTGATGCGATTGTCATAATATTTATCTCCTAATTTTTTTATGGCGAAGGTGACTTGACTTGTATTCTAACAGTTCCGTCAGTGTAATCGTCTCGTCTTCTTCTCCCAATTTGCATTCCTGCAAACTGTTGTATGCCTGTTTTATATTTATTTTCATATAATGTCAACATATCCATTGGACCTTTTAAGAATCCATATGCTTCTACCAAACAAGCATATAATAAGATTTGTGGCATATAATTACTAAGGTAAGTATGTGAATTACCTCCACTACCTGTACCAAGTCCTACTGGCATTTTATTGTAATACACTCTGTATCTATAATTTGCGTCTGGTGTAGGGGCAAAATACATTCCTCCAGATGTCGTATCTGTAAGACCTGTAGCACCGCCAAACATTGCATAATACTTAGGAAATCCTGTAACATCTTGTGCAGTTAAATCACCTTCTGGTCCTGTTAATCTTCCCACATATTCTGTTAAATATGTTTGATCTTTTTTTTCCAACCAAGTTCCTGCTTCAGAAGTATTAGCAGTATTAAATACTTCTACACCTCTTATAAATAAAGCTCCTGCTGGTGAATTAATTGTATTGTCATCTGCAACTAAAGTACCTTCTTGGACCTTTCTGTCTGAGTCCATAGGTAATTCAGTATTAATTCTATGCTCTGCAGCCATAATAAATTCATCAATAACAGTCTGAGTTAATACAACAGCTGTAACAGCAGGATCGTTATCTACTTCTGTGTAA